GTCTTATCTGTGCTATATTATATTGATATAAAATATAGTCTATAAAATACCATTTTTAATAGGGTTTGTTATTAAAACGGCAGAAATTCGTCAAAAATAATTAGCCGAAAATATCGGCAACCTTATCAGCTGCCTTTAGTCGCATATCATCTGAAAAATGAACATATGTATTTAATACTGTTTGTATACTATCACCTAATAGGGCGGATACCGTTTTTATATCTACGCCATTTGATAATAATTTAGTTGCGTATGTATGGCGTAGATCATGAATTGAGTTATATGGCAAGAACCTTTTCATAATTCGTGTTGCGCCCCAGCTAGCGCTAACTCTATTATTAAAAAGGCGGTCGGTCGAACATGTTTCCTTGTATTCTTTCAAAATATTGGTTAATATTGGCGGAATAGGTAATTGCCTATAACTATTTTTGGATTTAAGCGGCTTTAACGCATATTTATTGTAATCAATCGCGCCGAATTGCTGTACTACATTAATAGTATTACTATCTAAATCAACGTTATCCCAAGTAAGGCCGATAATTTCACCATATCTCATGCCTGTATAGGCAGCAATAGAAAATATAACATAGTATCTATAATTTTTAGGTTTTATGGCTTTTAAAAATGTTTCTATTTCTGTATCTGATAATACCTTTATTTTTGTAGGTTCATTATCCTTAAAACGTGGTATTGTTTTTAATTCGTTTACAGGAATTATTTTATATTGGTTCGCCGCATAGCTAAATAAACGTTGAATTGTACCCAAAGCAAGGTTTTTTGTGGTAGTTGAATATAAACTATCATTCAATACTCTTTTAACTTGATACGGCGTTATATTCGCTATTTTTTCGTTAAATATAGGCTTAAATATATCAAATGTACGTGTATAGGCCTGTAATGTATTAAATGTACGCGGCTTATTTTCTTTCATGTAAATATTAAAAAAATCAATAAGAGTTATGTTTCTAAGACTATCATCGGTTGCGGTGATAGTCTTTTTTAGTTTATCAATGATCGTTTGGGCGTGGATTTTTGCCGCCTTTTGTGTTTCAAAACCCTGTTTAGATTTCTGGCGCCAGCGGTTGCCGTCCTTGTATGAAACGATACATTGATACCCTTTATCCTTTTTTCTTATGGTTATATTGCATTGCATCATCTAATTCCTTTAATGAATAACTTGCTATGTAATGAGCGCCAACAGTTAGGGCAACTATTAAAAGTAACAAAATATATCGGTGTTCTTCCCAAGACATAAGGCCTAATATCATACCAATAATAAGGTACAGAATACTTTGATAAAAGGCTACGTTAATTGCATCTTTTTTACTCATGGTAAACCCCTTTATTTAACAATATATGCGCGAATGTATCCGCATCATGTTCTAGCTTTACGCGTAAATCCACATCTATTTCCTTAAATAAATCATAATCCTTATGAAGGAATATATGCCCTAATTGATGAGCCAACGCCATGCGCTGCTGGCGCCTACTTAACCGGCTATTTATAATAATAGCCTTTTTTATCTCCGGTTTTATCTGTATACCGCTAACGCAAGCCGGCAATGGTTTATATATAACTTTAATATCTAATTTACTTGCTATGTGGCGCGGTTCGTTTGAGCCGTGCGAATTAATCAAATCTAAGACAAAAGAACACATATTGAACATGCTAACAATTCCCCTTGAATATATTAATCGTCTAATACCGCTTTTAATACTTTGGATATTTTAGCTTTTTGCGATGCCGTCAATTCACGATCACCATAATAACAAATCAAAGCATTATCCGTAATTTTCTTTAAATCAATAGAAATTTCTTGCTTTTTGACTTTAGGCGCTCCCTCTACGCCGTCGGTAAAATAACCTATTGGAACACCGAAATATTCCGATAATATTTTAATATTTTTTAAACTAGGATTGCTTTCTCCTTTCTTCCAACGTGAAAATGCACTTTGCGGAATTTTGGTATCTTTTGAAATTTGATATGCTGATACGCCTGTTTTTCGCATTAATTCCTCGATTTTGTTGTATAGCATAATGTACCTCGCTAAATATAAACAGACTATTTAACATTTTTAAAAAGTGTTTACTAGACTACTTACTAAAACGGAAGTACAATATAGCCATAAGGTACTTATGAAATCGTAAGTGTCTTGAAGTTTTGATATAGCAAGTGTGGCGTCGAAAATCATCACTTGCTATATCGCAAGTATACCATTTTAAAAAGCGGGGTGTAAACCATAAAAACAGTAACAAAAAATGTTTTTAAACTCATGGATAGCAATGGTGTTACCGCTTATAAACTATCCAAAGAAACGGGAATTTCCGAAAGTGTTATTTCCCGTTGGCGTAGTGGTGAACAATCGCCAAGCCTTAGCAGCCTTGTAAAGGTTGCGCACTTCTTTAATTGTGGTTTGTCGGAATTGATGAAAGGAAGCGAATTATGAAACTAACGTATACCGTAGAGGAAGTAGCCGAAGTATTAGGTGTTTCTAAATCGTCGGTATACAACTTAAAAAATAATGGCACTATACATGCTATTGAAAAACTACCCGGTTTGTTGTTTAGCGTTGAAGAAATTCACAGCTTAGTTATGGTGAATGACGAATACAATACATTCAATTACAGATTATTAAAAAAGAAGTGTGAAGCGCTAGAAACCGAAAATGCAAAACTAAAAAATAGTATAAAAAAAATCACCAGCGATGTACTGGCGATTACGGGGGAATTTGTCAATGACTAGCATTATGAAAATTGTGGGTTTTGTATTGTTGTTAGGTACGCCCGGATCATTAGAGATTGACGTACTAACATTCTATGAAGCGATGTTGCAAGGCTTGTTGGGCATCACGCTGCTATATAGCGGCATCTATATTGATAAATTAAAAAAGGCCCAATAGTAACGGCAATTACTAAAGGGCAGATGCGAAAAGTGAGTTATTAAAGCATCTTAACCGCATAATATCATATGCGCGTTAGGGTGGCAAGGTGAAATATGAATAAAGAGGAAATGCTTGCGTGTTTTGATAAGTTCGACTTAATCAAAGAAGCGTTAAAAAGTGTAGATGAAAACATTTATACGGCTATCACCTTTACGGTGAGTTCATTCGATGTCGGTTTTAAGTATCACGTATGCGCAATTAGAAATAATAAATACGTAAAATTTGCGCTTGAAGGTTTTCCGGATACTTATTTAGCGGGCGAAAAAACAATTAATGATTATAGAGAAGTATTAGAAATGTTAGAAAGGGAAACGATAAAATGAGTAGCATTTACGAATTAAATAAAAACTATATGGAAGTTGCTGCAATGCTTGAAGAAGCAGAAACCCCAGAAGATATTGAGGCAATCAAAAATACACTTGAAATGCTTGATTTATCCATTGAGGAAAAAATCGAAAACACGGCCAAATATATGATTAATGTTGAAGCCGATATACAAGGCATTAAGGCCGAAATGGATAGATTAAACAAGGTCAAAAAATCAAAAGAAAGCACTATTGAAACATTAAAAAACAATATCGAATATTCCATGAAGCAAAAAGGCATTGAAAAATTAGAAGTTGGCACCTTTAAAGCTGGTTATCGAAAATCTGAAAGCGTTGAAATTATCAACCTTGATGTAATTCCGGCGGACTTTACAAAAGTTGAAATTAAAGCCGATAAAACTGCCATTAAAAAAGCTATTAAAGCCGGTGAAACGGTGGAAGGTGCAGAAATTAAAACAAACATGAATTTCTATATTAAGTAGGCGGTGAAACATGGAATTTAGAACACTAAAAGCAAATGAAATAGATTGCCGTATTCAATCACTAAATGAAAAGAATGGAAGTGTAGGCGCAGTAGTGCTGCTATATAAAGATGCACGCGTTGACATGCGACTACTTGATGAAGTTGTAGGTGCATTAAATTGGAAACGTGAACATACGATCATTGGCGATAGATTATATTGTACAGTTTCAATCTATAACGAACATACCGGCGAATGGGTTGGCAAGTCCGATGTAGGCACAGAAAGTAACACAGAAAAAGAAAAGGGCCAAGCATCTGATAGTTTCAAGCGTGCATGCTTTAACTGGGGTATCGGTAGGGAATTATACTCCGCGCCATTTACCTATATAAATCTACAAAGCGGCGAATGGTACAAAGGCAAGGACGGAAAACCTAAATCATACGCAAAATTTACAGTTAAAGAAATTGAATATGACGAAAATCGAAATATTAGCAAGTTAATCATTGTTGATAACAAAGGAAGCGTGCGTTTTACAATGGGCGGCAATGCAGCACCAGCGGCAGCAACTAAACCAAAAGAAACGCATATTGCTGGATATGATGAATTTGTAGCATTGCAAAAATCTAAAAAAGTACCGCCGGCAGAAATCACAAAGTATATTGCCGGAACATACAAAAAACCACGCCTTGCATTACTTGATGAGTTTGAAATGGTGGCCGCCCTTGAATGGTTAAAAAACTATGGGGAAAAAGAGGAAAACAAAGGGTTTTCCCTATATGACAATGACGAACAAGCATTGTTGCATGAAGATGCTGGAGACCGCATTTAATGAAATGGATAACAAAGGGTATTAATTTAATTAAGTCGATTGGCTGGAATATCTTGATACCCGCGCCGAAAGATGAAGCGTTAAATAAGTTAGATCCGGAAGCTGAATATATCGTTGAAATCAAAAAGAAAGTAAAACGCCGTTCGCTAAATGCTAACGCGTATGCATGGGTATTATGCGATAAGATAGCGCGTGAACTTTCAAAAAACGCCTATATTTCGAAAAACGATGTATATAAGCGTGTTATTCAAGAAGCTGGTACATTTACCTATCTACCAATTAAAAACGATGCTACAGGGCGATTTATTGAAATTTGGCACGGCCACGGGTTGGGCTGGTACGCCGAAGAAGCTGGGCCAGCAAAAACCGAAGGTTATACAATCGTTCGCGCCTATCACGGAAGCAGCGTTTATACAGTAGATGAAATGCGGCGTTTGATTGATGCATTGGTTGATGAGTGCAACCAATTAAACATACCTTTAGAAAACAATGATTATATCAACTCATTAATAGATGAATGGGGGAACAATGAACAAGCGAAAGAAACTTGATAACGTTCTATACGCCAGAACTAGAAAATGGGCGTATGAACGCGATGAGGGTTTATGCGTGCTATGTGGTGCAATGGCTACGGAAGTACATCATATAACTTTCAGAAGTCAAGGCGGCTTATCAAATCTTAATAATCTGGCTTGCTTATGCCGTGATTGCCATACAAAAGCACATGGCAGCGATGCCAAGAAAATACGGGAGATTTTAAAAGAAAGGAATTCAAAAATACAATGGCAGAACGGCGAATGATGTCAAAGAAAATTATTGATACAGATAATTTCCTAGATATGCCACAAAGTACACAATGCCTATACTTTCATTTGCTGCTAAGGGCAGATGATGACGGCTTTATTCAATCGCCAAAAAGCATTATGCGTATAACGGGGTGTAAGGAAGATGATTTAAAACTACTTAACGCAAAAGGGTTTGTGATTGGTTTTGAAACCGGTGTTATTGTCATTAGACATTGGCGGATACATAACTATGTACAAAGTGATCGTTACTCAAAATCAGAACTACCGGAAGCAAAATGCGTAGAACTAAAAAACAAGGTGTATGAAGTGGTAGGGCAACCGATAAACACAGATAATGCCTACATGGATACAAAATGTATACAAAATGGATACAATCTGGATACACAGATAAGAATAGATAAGATAAGAGAAGAAGAGAATAGAATAGATACACTATGTCATGTTTCACATGACGATGTGGATAAATCTCACTATGAAATCATTGAATATCTTAATCTTAAAACCGGTTCAAAATTTAAGCCTACAACTAAACCATATGTACAAGCAATTAGATCACGCTTAAAAGAAGGCTATACGGTTGATGATTTTAAAACGGTGATTGATAAAAAATGCCGTGAATGGAAAGGTACAAAATTAGAAAAGTACTTAACGCCTAAAACGTTATTTGCGCCAAGTCATTTTGATACATATCTTAATTCAAACGAAATAGCAGCCATGACGGATACAGAACGAAAGGTTGCGGAATTGAACGCGCTTATTGATGCGGTAGAAAGGGGAACAGATGAAACCGGAAATATTGAAAGCTACGGGCCAACTATTGATATATCCGAATATTGATAATACAAAGGTTAAAATGTACGCATACATGCTGGAAGATATCAACCCGGTAACATTGGCGGAAGCTATCAAACAATGCATCAATACATGCGAATTCGTTCCAGCCGTTGCAACTATCAGAAAGAAAGCGGCAGAAATTTCTGGATATGTAAACGGCAAGGAAGAACGATTGATTGCGCAAGATGCATGGGAAGTAGTACGAAAAAAGGCAAGCCAAGTAGGTTATGAAAAAGGCCTTGATGAGTTGGAAGGAATAACAAGGCTTGCTGCTAAAACTGTATGGCGTTTCTTTGATCCAAGAAACTGCCAAAGTTACAACGAAAGCGCAGCCATGAGCCAGTTTTGTAAGGCTTATGAGCAACTGGCAGCACGCGAACAAAGAAATATGGAAATTGCGGAAAGCATCAAAAGTAATGGCTTATTAATGGAAGCACGGAAGCGTGCAGAACTTAACATGCCACAAAATACAGAAATTAAGATGCTAGATAACGGCCATTTGGTTGAAGTCGAAAAGTACGAAGCCGTAGACCTTAAAAGCATGGTTGAAAAAGCCGATATATCCGAAGAAGGAAAGGCGTTGATTTTAGGGGTGATGAAATGAACAAAAAATATAATTTATTCCCAAAATTAATTGAATGTAGGGAATTGTTAGGGTATACACAATCAGATATGGCGGATATTGCCGGTGTATCACCAGAAACATACAAGAAGCACGAACGCGGACTATTTGATTTTAGATTAACGGAAATGCTGGCAATTCAAGAAAATGTTAATGACGAATTACAAACAAATTTAACGCTTGATGAATTGTTTAGAATGGGAAAAATCGTTTAAATGCGTTGTATGGAATTTTTAAAGTTTTAACGATAAATCATAAGGGCGAAACAGTAGATAGGGCAAAATGAACGAATTTGCCCTATAGAATTAGAAAATAGAAAGGGAATTATATTATGAATAGTGTTCAGTTATTAGGAAATCTTGCACGTGATCCGGAAGTACGTTATACGCAAAGTGGCAAGGCAGTTGCGACTTTCACAGTTGCAGCCAGCAATACATATATTGATAGCAACAACGAAACAAAAGAACAGACGGCGTTCGTGAGTTGCGTTGCATGGGGCAAGCTAGGCGAAGCGGTAGGCAACTACCGAAAGGGGAACCGCTTATTTGTAGAGGGGCGTATTCAAACAAGAAGCTATGAAACGCAAGACGGCCAAAAGAAATACGTAACGGAAGTTATTGCAAGTTTCGTAGGCGTATCCGCGTTAAATGATGCGGCAACAGAAAGCAACTTTGATAATTTTGCAGATGATAAGGGGAACGATGAAAATATTCCGTTCTAATAGGTGGATTAATGAAGGCTATAGAACAAAAGAAGTTATACAAACATAAAGGGTTTGTACAACATAAGCTATTTGATAACGGGGAACAAGTTATATTTGAATTTGAAAATGGTTATGGTGCATCTGTATTAACTGGGCGCATTGCATATGGCAACATTAATCGGCCGTTTGAAGTCGCGGTAACTAGAAACGGGTATTTATGCTATGATACGCCAATTACGAACGATGTAATCGGATATTTAACGATAGATGAAGCGTTAAAAGTGCTTGATGATATTGAGCAATTACCAGATGCGCCGAAATAGGGGAAATCATGAAATCACCATGTAAGGGGTGTGAGTATAGGGTGTTAGGCTGCCATAGTACATGCGCAGCCTACATCGAATACAGTACCAACAGAAAAAAAGAAATAGAAACCCGTGATATCCGGGGCGATGTGTTTGGGTATGTAAAAGATAGCAATAACCGCATCAAGCGGCGTATGGGTAAATATTAGGAAGGAGTAAAAAAGAAGGTGCATATATGGGGGTTGTTTGATGATGGAAACGGCTGTTATCGTCAAGCGGTAGATGAATATAACGTGAATATGGGGGGCAACACACGATCACATCAATAGGCATCGGTGATGCGTGTATCAACCAAGACCTTGCAGTTAATACGCTACATAAACCGAACGCATTATGGGAACAGTTGGACAAGCTAGATAGACCTGATGTTATTCTAGCTAGTCCACCATGCGAAAGTTGGAGTGTAGCAAGTGCGATGAAAGGCGGTAATGCGTGTTGGAAACAAGAAAAGGATATGACTGTAAATTTGTTCGGTGAGTACGAACAAGGAAGTAAATTCACAATCCGAAATCACATCGATTATGAAAACTACCAATTCAAATATGATAAGTCATTCCTAACACGTATCAATGGTGAGATGTGCATATACAATACATTGAAAATCATTGAGCGGTATCAACCTAAAGTATTCGTGATTGAAAACCCAGCATATGGGCGGATATGGGAATACATCAAAAATGTAATAGGGTTTGACTTGCCTTATGAAAACCTAACCTATTACAACAACTACGATTACCCAATTAAAAAGCCTACAAAATTTGCCAGCAATATTGATTTAAAGTTATTGAAAGATGATATAAAGAACACTATCAAATTCAATAAGCTGAATATAACTGGTGTTAATAGGTATAACGTAAGGTCAAGTATTCCGTTGGAATTAGTGAGAGACATTTTGAAGAGATGCGATCAATATATTAAATGGCAGTAAGAGGTGATATGTCTTGAGTTATATAGAAAACTGGTTCGCATTAGGTGCTTGCATATACAGTAGGAAAACCGCAGATGCAGCATTGGCCGCGCTAGGATTAAGGAAAGAAATAAAACGAAAGCCGGTATACCCAGAAATTGAAGCAAATGCATTGGTTGCCTTGCGTGAAAAAGGTTTGAGCGTGCGACAAATTGCGGGCATATACGGCGTATCCTATACATTTGTTAGAAATCGCTTGCTAGCTGCTGGGGTGAACCTTGAAAGAATAAAAACTAAAAATAAAATTATCTATGAATATCAAAGGGGAATTAATAAATGAGTGTAAAGGTAGACATGGGGAACGGTAGAGTTTTTACATGTGAGCAACTAGCCAGCGCATTAACGCTGGTTATTGAAAACATGATTTTGAAACCAAAAGTAACGCAAGATAGATTTTTAATTACGCTTGAATATAAATATCATAAGGACGGAAAAACGAAACGATTACGGCAAGCACTTTCCAAAATGGTAATGGAAGCATTTAATGGAACACTTGAAGTGTACACATACCAAGTGCGGCAGCAAATCAAGGAAACTATTGTAAAAGGGGAATTATACGATGAAGAATGAGCAAAAATGGTTATTACAAGAAATGTATAACGAAGGTTATCGAGATATTAAGATTGAGGGTGTTTATGCGTTCTTTGTAAATCCAACGTTTATTGAAAACGGCGGTAATTTCAAGATACGCGATCATACCCCAAGAATTCCATGCAAGGTGCTGGGGTTAAATCCTAATACACGTAAATATTCTATTGCAGCACTATTGGGTATTGTGGAATGGGAAAAGGTTCCAATTGATACGCCAGTTATAGCAGAAACTGGACTTACAAAAGTTAAACTTTATTTTGCAAAATACGAAAATGGCCGCGTATATTGTTTTAGGGGTGGCAAAACGTCATGGACTAGTTTAGGTGATTTTTACTGGGTATATCCGGAAGATGATGTATTGCTGGCAGAAAGGGCGTTAAATGAGTGTGATTGATATTACTTTAAAAGGCCGCCCAGCGACTAAAAAGAATAGCGGCCGAATTATATCAAAAAACGGAAAGCCTATTATAATACCGTCGGAAGCCTACAAGAATTATGAAGATGCTTGTATGTGGCAATTAGCTGGGAAGAAAATGCATATATCTGGCATCATCGTTGTTGAATGTAAATATTATTTGCCTAATAAAAGAAGCTGGCCGGATTTAATAGGGTTACTACAGGCGACTAGCGATATATTAACAAAAGCGAAAGTTATCGACGATGATAAATGGATTTGTTCATATGGTGATAGCTGCATAGCGGGTATTGATAAAGACAACCCAAGGGCAGAAATACGGATTATGGATAGAAAAAATAAAGTATTGGAAGCATTATTGAAATGAGGGGCAATAAATGGAACTACTAAACAGGATTAAACGCATATTTGGATATAAACGATATAATGCGGACGTTATCAAAGTTAAGCGGTGCATGCCGGGTGTATTATTGCCAAAAGTTGGCAGCGTAGATGCTGCCGGCATGGATTTTTATCAACCGGAAAGCGTAGTTATAGAACCGCATCAAACGCAATATGTAACGCTAGGCCTAGCGGTGGAAATTCCAAAGGGGTATATGTTGATGCTGGCGCCACGATCTAGCATGAGCAAAACGCCGTTAATTATTCCGAACTCATTTGGGGTGATTGATGCGGACTATAGGGGCGAAATTAAAGCAATCCTACACAATACCAGCGATACGCCGTATTTAATCCAAAAGGGCGATAGATTGGTTCAAGGCATTCTGGTACCAGTAGGCGCATTAAAGTTGTTAGAGGTTACACAACTAACAGAAACGGTACGCGGTGCTGGCGGTATTGGAAGCACGGGAAAATAACCATGATTAAATTATTATTTGATGCTGCATTGTTATTTTCGTTAGTGATAGCGTTAATCAAGTTAGTATCAGTATTTACGATGTAGTGGATAAGGGGCAATATAAACGCCCCTTTGATACAAATAGGCGAAAGGGGAAATGTGCAATGCCTATTATTGATCCGATGTATCTGTATTTGATTGAGGTACTACATAATTTAGACGTAGTTAATAATCTTATTTTTATCACGTCAGCGTTTGGGGTATGCGCGTTTGGCGCCTTATATATCATTGACGAACAGGCAAGGGAAGGCATACGCGCGAATAAGTCAAAAGTTGCAATACTGTTTGTGGTGTTTGCAATTAGTGGCATGGTTGTTGTATTAATTCCTACAAAAGATGCGATGTATAAAATGCTATTGGCGCATTATGTAACAACTGACAATATCCAAATGGTGAATGATGCTATTAAAGGCAATTTACAGGACTATTTAAACATGTTAGGGGAAACGGTTAAGAATTTACGATAATGAACCATACGGGGGAATAAATGACGGATAAAGAATATAGAGAGATAGGCAAGGAATTCCTAGAACCGATTAAATTAATATCAATGAAAATTAAATCATTGAAGGAAGATCTAAAGCATTTGCAATCAGATATAACAACGATTGGGGCAGTTGATTATAGCAAGGAACGTTTAAGCGGTGGCGGAACGCCGGGCGGGTTAGACCGGCAAATAGTACGTCTTGAAAGTAAACGCGATGCCGTAAAAGAAGAAATAGGCGCATTAATTGATGAACGCGAAACGGCGGCGGATATCATCAACCAATGCACCACAGGGAAAATCAATATATTATTAATGCGTGAGTATATAGACGGCGAAAGTGCGAAATATGCTAAGAGTTTCACCAATTTAGGAAAAACGCAAGCCAGCGAATTAAAAAGGTTAGGCCTTATTAATGTAGGTAAATTTTTACATGAAACGTATTACCCTAGCATGTATACTGCCAAGACGGTAAAAGTCGAACTATACCGAACTACATCGGAATAGTACGGAAAAACCATATATAGTATAATTATATTGTCAAATGATGCTTAAAAGGTCATTGGCGTAATTCTCCTATATATACGATGCACATGGGGAACTTTGGGCCGTTCCCCTATTGTGTATTGTAAACCGATACCGATAAAAAAGAATTCCTTTCAAACATACACAATGCCATTGAGAACAATCCTATCAAATATAAATATGTACTTCCAAACACAACAACAATAAGCATAGTAAACCTAATTTCATGTGATCCATATCGGTATTGGTTTAGAGTACACATGTAAGCATTGAAAACTGGGGTTATAGCGTTTTCTAGAAACTAGGCTTACGGGCCTATGTTGCCACGCGTGCAGCAATATAACTTCGGTTTTGAGTGTTTAATACAATACAAATGAATAAAGCTATCAGAATATGAGGTATATCCACGGCGATATATCTCATTTTTGGTATAAAAGTAACATTTGATTATTGAAAACTGAACATAATGCACATTTTTTTATTTTAAGAGATATCACCTTCATAGTTTCCAATGATATTTTAGTGCGGCGTGTTCGGTTTTGAGTAATTAAAAAAGCCGCCCTGTGTAGGCGGCCTTTATTTTGTTATTCGTAGTAGTGGCAAGCAATAACTTCGTTTGTGTTATTGTCGATTAATTGCCATTCAAAACCGAAACTCATTGTACTGATGAAATCGGAAGCATCTGTTTTGTTTTCAAATTTCCATGTTTTGTTTGTGTTTACATCTTTAAGTGTTAGCATTTTAAATTCTCCTTTTTGAATACTTGCGTTTTCTGATGTATCTTATGGCTTTATTATACTTGCGTTTTCGCAAGTAGTCAATAGGGAAATTAAAAATTTTTCAAAAAGTTTGTAAAGGTGGTGAAAAGCTGGTGAATATCATATGTACAAAATCGAAATGTCTTAATAATAAGAAAGGCCGATGCACGGCCAAAGAAATATATTACGATGGATTATGCCAAACATATTGCACTAGCCAACACGCCAGCAAGCAACATGCGGGAATATGCCAACGATCACATGGCAGAATGAAAAGCAAAGATAACAACATACTACGATAGGGGGTGAAACAATGGCGAAAACTACATATACAGATTGGGAAGTAGATGAAAAGATTTTGCTGCTACAAGGCTGGGCGCGTAATGGTTTAACAAATGAACAGATTGCCAGCAATATGGATATTGTTGTTTCTACCTTATGGGAATGGCGTAAGAAGTCGCCCAAAATATCGAACGCCCTAAAAATAGGTAAAGATGAAGCAGATATACAAGTTGAAAATGCACTTTACAAAGCAGCACTTGAAGGAAATACAACGGCCATGATTTTCTGGCTTAAAAATCGACGTTCTAAAGAATGGCGAGACAAGATACAACAGGAAATCACAACCGAAAGCGCCGTTAAGTTGGTTATTGATAATAACGAATTGAGTGATACAGATGAGTAAAACAAATCTGTTTCGCGATGTAATACGGCCAACGCCTAAGCAAAAAGAATTCTTGCGGGCAGTAAAGCAAAACATATATACACTATATGGCGGTGCTGCTGGTGGTGGTAAATCATATATACTCCGCTGGGGTTTAGTTTGGCTTTTAATTGATTGGTTCATTCAAACAGGACTTAAAGGCATACGAGTTGGATTATTCTGTGAAGATTATCCAAGTTTAGATGATCGTCAAATATCCAAAATCAAAATGGAGTTTCCGGAATGGTTAGGAAGCTATAAGGAAAGCAATCATGAATTCACATTGAATGATGAATTAGGCGGTGGCGTTATCTGTTTTAGAAATCTGGATAAGCCGAGTAAATACCTTTCAAGCGAATTCGCTGCTATTGCTATTGATGAATTGACTTTAAATAGTCGCGATGTATTCGACTTCTTGCGCATGCGGCTCCGTTGGACTGGTATCACGGATACGAAATTAATCGCAGCGACTAACCCGGGCGGTAAGGGTCATATGTGGGTAAAAGATTTATTCATTGATAGAAACTTTACAAAAGAGATGCAGCCGTTCGCCGATAAGATTGCATATATCCAAGCGAGGGCAAGCGATAACCCGCATCTATCACAAAGTTATATAGATGCACTTAACACGTTGCCGGAAAAACTACGTAAAGCGTATTTAGACGGCGACTGGAATATATTCGAAGGTCAAGTATTTACGGAGTTCAGAACCGATAAGCATGTAATAGAACCGTTTGAAATTCCGCATCATTGGCAACGATACCGGTCAATGGACTGGGGATATACGAAACCATATGCAGTATATTCCGCTGCCGTTGATTATGACGACGTGTTATATATTACTAACGAATATTACGGTTGCAAGCCGGGCATGCCTGATACTGGTACACAGGAAACGGCAAGGGAAGTAGCACAAAAGATAGAACATTTAAAAGACTATCAAGGTGTAGCAGACCCCGCTATATGGCAGCGAACAGGCCATGACGGGCCAACGATTGCGGAAATATTCGCAACTGAGGGCGTGTACTGGGTGCGTGCTGATAATGATAGATTGGCCGGATTGATGCAAGTACATCAACGATTAAAAGAAGGTAAGTTGAAGATATTCAGTAATTGCATACACTTAATACGCACGTTACCAGCTTTAACATACGATAAAATCAAAGTCGAAGATGTAGATACAAAACAAGAAGATCATGCGTATGATGCGGTGCGTTATATGTGTATGGCTAGACCGGTTAAATCAGTTAAACCAGAAAAGCCATTTAATGACGGTTATAGATATGTTGATGATAGCGAAGGAGATATAAGCGCATGGGGCGTATGAGTGAAAGGGCGTTGCGTGATTACGCCTTTAAGGTTCTAAAATCGGAATACGGCGAACGCGAAGAAAAGGGCGTTATTATTCCGGCGAAGTATACAGATGCACAGTTAGCGGAATTCGCCAAGGCAATGCCGCAATGGCAATTAGAACAGATGTACGATATGATTTATGGTTCTGAAATGGTGGAGTAATGGATATAGAACAAACAACCTTTGATATATACGAAGCAAAACAGAATGTAAAAAACGCATTGGCCGCCACGTCAGAATGGCGCAAGGCTGCTGCCGAAGATTTTGCATTTATGCAAGGCAAGCAATGGGCCGATGCAGATTTAGCGAAGATGCGCGATGCAGCAAGACCAGCAATTACGATTAATAGAATTAGACCGGTTATTAATCTGTTATGCGGTTATGCATCGCAGAACGAAACAGAACCGGACTTTTTACCACGTTCCGAAGAAGATGATAGAATAAGCCGAGTTGCTAAGGGTATTACAAAATACTGTTTAGACCGTGCGAACTATCAACGCAATAAGGGCAAATGTTTCCGCGATAAGATTATTTGCGGTTTAGCCAATTACTGGGTATCGTATGAATTCGACTATACGAAGTTAGACGGCACTATTCAAATTGAACGTGTTTCTCCGTTTGATGCATTCATAGATCCGGAATGTAAAAAGGACGATTTAAGCGATGCGCAATATGTTGGCCGTTATAGCTGGGAAAGTGCTGCCAAGTTAAAGCAGATTTATCCGGAAAAGGTTGACGAAATCAACGCATTAAAAAGCCGATATGATGAAACCGAACAGGAAGCCGGCGTTATTGAAACAGTAGACTGCGAAGCGTTATGGTATAACACGAATTACAATAAAATCCGTGTAGTGCAGTACTGGTATAAAGAATACGGCAAAAAGAACGTATACATGACAAAAGAGGGTTTAATTGATGAAGCTAACCCTCTATTTGTTGTATTAATGGCTACAGGGAAGAAACCTACAAGTATTCCAGATACCAAAATCAGATACGCAACATTCGCCGATAGTGTTCTATTGGAAGAGGGCGAAAGTCCTTATAAGCATGGTAAATTCCCGTTAGTACGTGAATATTGTTACTATACAGGCGAATTGGTAGATGATGAACTGGAACCTGCTGGCGTAGTGCGTGATATTAAAGATGCACAAAGGGAATTAAACAAAAACCGAAGCCAACGCATGCATGTTGTTAATCAGCAATCTTTAGGCGTTAAATTCTGGCAAGGTCAATTAACTGAACAAGTTAAGCGTGATATTAAAAATAATAGCACTAAACCGGGTGCGAATATCTGGTTACCGCCGGGCGTATCATTCGTAGACGGCACGCCGGCAATGGATAGCAATATTAATATGGCGCTTGAGCAACAATCAAGCAATGATTTCTATTCTATCAGCGGTATCACTCCGGAAAGTTTAAGCGGTAGCGTTGGCAGTATGAGCGGCAAGGCAATCGACTTGCGCCAATCTGTTACAACTGTTCAAACGGCTGGTATCTTTGAGCAGTCGAAAGAAGCAGAACGCCAAATTGTAAAATTGTTATGGGGTGAGAAAAACGCACCGGGTTTAATTCCGCAATTCTACAACGAAGCCAAAGCGATGCGTATTATGGGCGATGACGGGCAAAAGGAATTTGTACAGATTGCACCGGGTTTAAATCAACCTATGCAAGAACAAGTTTTAACCGATGCATTTGGACAACCGCAGCGTGATGCGGAAGGTAATCCTATTAAAGAAGTTTTGTATGATCTATCCGCCTTTGATTTTGATATTGTAATTAGTACCAGCCAAGCAAGCGCAACGGCAAGACGTGCTAACCTATATCAATTATTGGAAGCTAAGAAATCCGGCGTTGATATTCCTATGGATATTATCCTTGATTTCATGGATTTCCCGGAAAAAGAAACGGTTAAGAAACGCATGCAAGAAGCGGCAGAAAAGCCAGCGTTACCAGAATTGCGTGTAAGCGGTTCGCTTGATGATATGCCAGCGGAAGCATTGAGTATGTACCTACAAACATTAGGCGTACAGATTTCACCGCAGCAAATCATGGCGGAACGGTTAGCCTTAAAAGGTAAACAACCAAACATTCAAAATACACCACAAATTATGCCGCCTATGAACGATTTAGGCACTATGTAATATAAACTATCAACACAATAATAAACGCTCCGTAATGGGGCGTTTTTTATATTATTTTCGCCCTAAGTAACGGCGTTAAAAGGCTTGCTTATACATTATCGCCCGGCAACGGCGTTAAACTGCCATATTTATTTATTCGTCCGGCAATGACGTTAAAAGGCTAAGGAGTATTAGATATGGAAAAAGATTTAGTTAATATCGAAGATGCTGGTTTTACGCCGGAAGATTTAGAAAACGCGGGCGTGAACGTTAATGAACATACCGAAGAAACGGATACACCAGAAGCGGCAACAGATGAACCCTCTACAGATGATGCGGCGGAAAGTGATGCGAATGATGCGGAAGTAGATGCAGCGGCGCCGAACACTAATGAAGAAGAACCGGAACACGAAGAAAACCATACAAACGATAACAATCTAAAAGCGGCACTTGCACAGGAACGCGCAAGACGTAAAGCGGCCGAAGAACGCGCAAGACAATTTGAAGCGCAACAAAGACCAATTACATTGCCAGATAGTGAAGTATCTGATATTCGGGACTTTGTACGCCGTGAAGCATTGAAACGCTTTAATTTAACGGCGGAAGATTTAGAAAGTCTTATGTTTGAAGATGTGCAAAAGTATAACGATTTCATTCGTTTTGAAGCTAACGCAGAATACACGATCACAAATCAACAGTTAGCAGTACACCAACAAAGACAAACAAATCTAAATTTCGTAAATGAAATTAAATCATTACCAAATTTCGGGGAACTATATCAACGCGGATTAGAAAAGCTAAACGGCATGACAATGCGCGATGCACAACCAATAAACGATGCGTTCTATCGCGTAGATATTGGAGAAGGTACCGATGCCGATTTTGAAACAATCAGAAAATTTGTTAATGAACTGCAAAATGAACGGGCAACGAATACCGACGTTACAAATAACCCGTTACAGGTGGCCGCAACGTTGCCAAAAGCTAGCGCGTTAAACGGTGGCGTTCCTACACCTAATAAGGTAACTGAAGAAGATATTTTGAAAGCGTATCAAACGGGCAACCTTGATGCATTGCCGGACGATGTACGCAAATATTTTGACGAATTATAAGAGGTAAAATATGGCAGACCAAAGAAACCAAGTTAATATTCCAGCAAATTTAGTACCTAAAGTATGGGCTAAAAAAGTATGGCATGAAGGCGTAAAAGATAGTTATTTTGATAAATTCACCGCAATGGACGGTTCCAATGTAGTACACCAAAATAAAGACTTAACAAACGTAAAAGGCGATAGCGTTGTATTCGGCTTGATGATGAATTTAACAGGCTCCGGCGTTGAAGGTAATAGACAAAAATTATCTGGTTCCGAAGATACTTTGAACATTTACGATTTTACTGTACAAACTCAATTAGTACGTAATGCGGTATCTCGTTTTGAAGCGGACGACCAAAAAAGCCAATACGATATGTTAAAAGAAATTAAAGTTGTTTTGAAACAATGGTTATCTGATTGGTTAGACGATAAATTAATCTCTAAACTTTCCTATAATCCGCTTTCTACTGAAACTGTGTTTGCAGGTGCAGCCGGTACACAATCTGGCATTACGGCAAATGATAAATTAACAACAACTATTATTTCCCGTGCTAAACGCAAAGCAATGATGCATGCACCAAAAGTGCAACCGATTAAGGTTGACGGCATGGATAAATATATTATGCTTGTATCTCCTTGGGCGGCACGTGATTTAAAAGATGATCCAAAATGGTTGGCAGCGCAACAAAACGCAAATGTACGCGGTTCTAAAAACCCTATCTTTACTGGTGCGTTGGGCGAATACGACGGCGTTATTCTTTACGAATATGAACGCGTATTATGCGATAATACAGGCGCATCTAGTGCGAATGTATGCCATAACTTATTATTGGGTAAACAAGCGGCATGTTTCGCAGTAGCAAGACCAGCTAAACACATTGAACAAACAGACGACTACGGCAACATCGCTGGTAATGGTATTGCGTTCTATGGTGCAGTTGAAAAAACTAAATTCAATGGTAAAGACTACGGTTCCATTCAAGTATTAACTGGCGGCGTAGTTGAACGCTAATTTTTGAATTATTGGCGGGGTAATACCCGCCTTTATTCTTATATGGGGTGAATATGAACGTAAAACAAGTTATCAATAGGGCGTTCATGCAAATAGGCGATACACCACAGGAACAATATACACCGTACCATTTACTGGAGTATTACAACGAAGGCAATCACCTATTAAATGCCCTTATCGGTCAGTACTGCCCTAGTTTGGCACAGGCAACGCACGAAGATAACGGCACCGGACGGATTACGCTGCCCGGTCAATGTATCAGCGTGTTAAATGTAAAAGCCGATGATGCGGACGTACAGGCCTATCATGTATTGAATTTACAAACGATAGTATTTGATGCTGATCATGAGCAGAAAATAACCGTTGATTATATAATGACTGCTGGATATAAGAAGCTGGAAGATGAAAGCGGACTACCGGCAGAATTAGAGACGTTATTAGTTGATTACATCGTATATAGGGTTATGAACCTTGATATTTCCGTCGTTACGGCGAATATGGTCAATGCGTTGCAATCTATTAATGACGGATTAGGCAATAATGAAAGCGTAATAGCGGAAGGGTACTGGAATTATGGTAGTAAGCGAATTGATTACGCTGGTTAATGTAGAGTCTAACGAAATATTAGATGAACAGTTGGAGTATATCCAATACATTAACGCAGCTATTGACTGGCTAACTACTATTCTAGTTAGCATTAAAGACCGCGAAGTAGTTAAGAATACCGATATACCGAATTTGAAAGCGGTTCCGTCAGATTTCATGGGGTTCGTTCCTAAAAGCGGTTATCCTATCCGTATCATTAATGGAACATTTGAAACCTATGACGGGGAAACGGTCAATCAAGTATTTTATAGCGTGCGGAAAAATCACGTTGACGAATTAGACGATACTATTCCGTTTTCTGAATTCTTTCATCAGTATTTAGTGCAGCTTATATCTTTTATGGTTAAAAAGAAATCACTCATGACGGATTATGCGGCATATGATAAACAATTCATCGACTACATAACGGAACAGATTAAGGCGGCAAGGGGTATAGCATAATGGGCGTTAAACAGGTGGCAACTACAAACGGGTTCCGGCTGGGCCTTGATTGGAGCAACCCGCCGGAAAATATCGACGTGCAAGCGCTAACACAGGCGCAACAATGCGAATTCGATAGAACAGATAATGCATTGCGTACCGTTCCGGGCGTTCGTGTATTGTATGATTTCGGACTACCGATAGAAACGCTATATCATGATGTGTACCGTAATAAGTGGTACTTTTCTAGTGGACGTAATTTATATGAAACTGATTTCAGCGGTAATACACTATTAGGCACGTTAAACGGTACCGAAAGGCCGAAATATCATGCGTTTGGCGGTGATATTCTCATTGCCAGCGGTGATAAATTACAAGCCATTTCTGGTAGTGGTAAGTTATCCACTATTGAAAGTCCGGCATGTGATATAGTATCAAGTCATTCTGGGCGTGTACTAATTGCATCGACTCATTCGCATCGGTTGAATTGGTCGGCAGTTGGCGACTACAACGCATGGACTCATAACTCAAACGATGCATCTAGCGCGCAATATGTAGACGTAGGCTATAAAGACCAAGGCAGCATTATTGCGATTGATTTCTTATCACGTGCAATTATCGTATATAAAGAATACGGGCGCGTGTATCAAGTAATTGGCACGCCAGATGCACAGAATTTAACTGTGTATCCGTTATCCTCTACTGGCTATTGTAGCGGTGCGACGGTGAGCGTTGATGATCGTAGTTACTATTTAGGTAATCAAGGGTTCATGTCTTTCATGCCTACAAATACCTATGCAGAAATACAACCGTTTGAAACTGGCTTGAATATCAACTCTTATCTATTGAAGTACATAACGAAAGATTGCGAAGTATGGCATATATCCAGTAGAAAGCAAATCTGGATTAAACCATATAACGGCGAAACGGTATTTATCTATCACTACTTGCCACGCTATGAGGACGGGCGCGGAGTTTTCACATCAAGAAAATTCACGCATGGCATCAATGCGGCGGTGAATGTAGACAAAGAAGTATACATAGCCTACGGCAATAAAATTGGTATCCTTGATGAAACAATAGATACCGATGATACGAAACAAATCCAAACGTCAATTATCAGCGGCAACAGATTGGCAACACGTCAATTTGTGTTGATTATGAACTATAATTTTGTAACGCATAATCTTATTCCCGGTCATGGTACTATTGGCATCTCAAATAAAAAGCCTAAGCCAATTAACTTTTCAAGCAAGGCAACTAAAACATACTATGCGAATGAAAAGCTATACGCTGCCAAAACATTAATGAATGTTAATGAATACACGAAGGCGTATAAGATTGGCGGCGGCGCAAATCGTAATGTACAATTTAAAATCAATGTTCAAAAGGGCGCTATTTCGTTACGCCAGTTAGATTATACGTATGAAGAGGTTTAAACATGGCATATAAAGAAAAATACCCTTTGGATATAACGCCACAGGGCGATACTGTACAAGATAGTATTAAGAAAAACCGCGATGAATTATTGAACGTTGCGCAGCAAATGGAACTAAAAGCCGGCGGCGGTGGTGGTACTGGCGGCGGTGGTGGTACTGGTGGCCTACGTAATCGAGTACTAAGTGGTAAAGTAAGCAATGGTGAATTTTCATTCTTAACCGGTGATAACCTAAGCGTAATGATTGACGGCAGCCAAACGCCTGTATTGTTATCATTCGCCGACGGTTTCAACGATTACGGCGCGGTTGATTATACCCAAACGATTAACCGTAAACAAAGTGCATGGAGTTTACCGTCCAACAATACGTCGTACTTATACGTTGAGCGCTCCGCATCTGGCGGCCTAACCTATGGCAGTACAACGCTTGAACCAATGCGCCAGCCAAATGCACCAGCAGCGGCAACGGATAAAATGTACTACAACACTACAAACGAAAAAATGTATGTTTATACTGGCACGTACTGGAAAGAAATATTGCGCGTAGTGGTAGCGATTGCCGTTACAGATGCAACGCGTGTAAAGTCAATCAAGTATTATGATCCAAATGTAAACACCGCAACAGATGCCGTAATTGGTACGCGTACGGTTGACGGTAAAGCATATGCATTAACAGATATTCTTAATCAAATGGCGGAAGCTATTAAAAAGATTGCTGGTGATGCTAGTTTCACGAATAACCCAAGCCGAACATTAAAGACTATCACGGATACAGTAAACGGACTGAATAGTGCATATTATCGCAGAACTGATACAGTAGCCAACGCGACGCATGCAGTTAGCGCAGATACCGCAACGCGGGCCGGTTCAGCCGCAACGGCGGATAACGTCGCATCGTGCGTTAAAAAGGCCGGCGATACTATGACGGGTACGTTAAAGGTTCCGGGCCTTTCCAATAATCCGATTGATTTAGATTACTATTCCAAAAATAGAATTGGTTATAGTGGTTTTACTTTTGGCGAATGTAATAACTATCGCATATGGGGTAATGCATACTGGGGAAGCGGTGCTATATTCTCATGGAATACTGACGATAACCGCGTATTAGGTACTCAGCTTTATTTCGCTAATGGTAACGCGGCGTATATTCGGTTTGATACAAATTCAAATACGGCCGGCGAATGGCAACGCATCGCAACGTTTGAAAATAACAATACTTTGACGTTCCCAAATGGCGCAAAGTTAAAGGTGGAATAATATGCCTAATCTAGTACTAGAATACAACGGCCAAATTTACCGGTTCGGATTAACTGCAAATGCAGCAGTAACGAACGGCCAAAGCATTAAAGTTACATTTAATGGAACTGAATTATACGCACGCATCGGCAATGACAATACACCATTAAAGGTTATTAAAAACGGAAGCACGTATTCGGTGCAGTATAATCCGGTTGCTTTTAATAATATTTACGTAGATAGGCCGGCAAGTGATCGTTCAGAATGGCGTAACACAGTATTTTTCCCAAGTGGAAATTATCGTATCACCATAGACGGAAGCACGCGCGATAGTCGAGAAATACGCATTAATGATAACAGAAACCTTGAGATAGTAATGAGTATTATCGGCCAAGGGTATGGCAATCAGCGTTTAAAACTGACTATTAGCGGATATTATGACAGGCAATTACAAGCCGGAAGCAATCGCAATAGATTTAGCATAGAACGAATAGGGGATTAATGATGCAACTTGAAAGCCTTGAAAGCATGATTAAAGACTATGAACGGCGCACGGGTGAACGTGTTAGTCTTGAAGGGTTTTATTTCGATGAAAATAATAACTACAAAGACAAATACAATTACTATTTCAAATGGTTCCCTAATGCTGGGTTCTTATTCTGGACTATCAACGAACATGACGGCGAAAGATATTTTACTATCTGGCAAACATACGGCGATATGAAAGTAATAGGCAAGTACATCGTGGAAGTTATGAAGATGAATGATATTGATGCAATTGTAACGGCAACGCATCGAAGCGTGCGCGGTTTCATTAAAAAGTGGAACATGGAACGCGTTCCAACTATGGACTATACCTATAATGGGTTTAATTACAAAGTGCTAAAGACGGTGCGTAAACACCTTGAAGCTACTTTGTAGAAAGGAAAAGCATGTTTAAATTTGACTTGCAATTATTTGGCGGCGGCGGTAAAAAGTCGAAGGTAAGCAGCATTGATGCGAAACTACCTACGGCAACGGCCGACGAAAAGCAACTATTACAAGGCCAAATGGATTGGATTAATAACACCAATCGAAGCGCCAACACCTTGCAAGGTATGGGCGATGCTGCCTTGAATAACGTGATAACGCCAGAATACGGCAATATGTATAATTCATATTTAGGCGCTAACCGTGGCAATCAAAATGCAATAGGGGCGTTACAGAACCTAGTAACAACGGCCGGCGCCAAGAATTTAACTGATAACACGCGGTATGCAAATCAGTTAGCGGCAAGCGTTGATACTATGAACAACGGCGCAAGCCAACTGGCTAACGAATATAACGGCGCATTGCTTAATAATCAAAACGCAATGGATAGTATCACAAACGGCCAACTACCAACAGGCTATGCAGATGCTAGACGGCAAGCGTTAAACAATGATTTACAGGCAACTGTGGGCAATGCAGTTTCTAGCCTAGCAAATCGCGGCATTGTGAATTCATCTATTACAGATAATGCATTAAATGATATTAGTAAGAACGCATCTAATACACTTGCGGCACAATATTCAAATGATTTAGGCCAAGCGGCTGCACTTAATACGCAAGCGCTTAATAATAATTTAAGCGGTATCGGTGCAAAAATGGGCCTATGGGGTAACACCTATAACAACAATCAAAACGGCATTATTAATCAAGCAAATCTAATGAACCAAAGTTATGCAAATCAGATGAATAACGCCGGCACCGCAGCGGGTTTAGTAGGTCAACGCGAAGGGTTAGCGCAAAACCCTATTAATACAGGCGCAACAACACAAAGCGCGGCAATTCAACCGGCCAAAGATTACTACTCTATGAGCCAGTTAAATAACGCGGATCAAGAAGATTTACTTAACAGATTTATGTCATTACGCTATGGACTAGCACAACCAGCACAAACAATGGTTAAGCAAGGTTCCGGCGGTTTCTTTGGAGGACTTATGAAAGGTTTTTGTTTTGTAGCGGGTACTGAAATTGCAACACCAGAAGGTGGCAAGGTTATTGAAACGTTTGTAAATGGTGATACTGTTATCACGTTGGGTGCGGTTAACGATGTAATTGCATTGCATGATATGGGCGAAAAAGAAACACATCGCCTTGAAACTGTATCATTTGGCGTAACAACCACAGGCACAGAAAAGGTATTGACTCCGGAAGGTTTAAAATTAGTTAGTGAATTGGTAGTTGGCGAAGTTATTATGACGGTTAATGCTTATGAACCGGTTACATTAAGCGAAGCAACTGGCAATACTGAACACGTATACGAATTGCAATGTACTGGCGATAATTTATTCTATGCTAACGGCATTATGGCGGAAGGCATCAATGAAGATGAATTGAAAGCTATTGCAGATGCACCGGCAGAAACACCGGAAGAAAAGCCAGCTAAAAAAACAACTAAAAAATCCAGCAAGAAAGATGAACCAGTAGAGGAAGCAACAGAAGAAGTAGAGAAAGTAGAGGAATAACACAATGGGCGTTATCTACGTTAAAGACTTTGAACCATGGGCGGCGTTGGGTGAATTAGCCGGTCAATATTTCTCTCACCGTTTAGGGGCATTACAAAATAATAAAATGGCTAAAGGCTATCAAGCAATGCTAGGCGGTGGCGGTGGTGCTGGCGGGGAACAAGACCCGAACACGCCGCAAATTGTGGATAATAATAACCGCATGGCTGGAATGGGTATGCAACAACCTAATAGCGCCGGTCAAATCAACCAGTTATTATCTAATTCCAATAACACATTTGCCAATAACTTGATGCAAAAGAATAATATCGGATTATGGGGCGGTCAAAATCCAGCAGCACCAGCACAACCGATGCAAGCTAACACAGATGCACCGGCTAACCCTGTTACCGATCAACGCTTTAACGCTTATATGAATGAGCCAAGTCCTACGTTACAAAAGCAGTTACAAGCACAGGCGGCGCAAGCACCACAAATGCCAGCAGCACCAGCGCAACCGCAACAAAACACCGGACTATGGAATTTTCAAAATCTAAATAATACTGGTATTAATACAGGGGTACCGCAATCATATCAAGAAATGATGCAGCAACGGGCGAACGTACCTTTTCATGGGGCGCCCAATTCGGCCGTAAATGGTAACGCCGATGCGGATAAAGCGCCGGGCCAATACTCTATACCAGATAAAGCAAGCGTAACAAGCGAAGCAAGAAAACAACTAGGGGCTAATACGTTAGCCCTAGTTAAAGCCGGTTTTGATTTTAAGACGGCGCAAGGTTTAGCCAGCGAACAATATCAAACTGACGTTAATAATATGTATATGCAGCAAGTCAACGAATATCAAGAAAAAGTGCTTGAACCAATGCGCCAGCAAATCATGAACAATCTTGTATTTACACAGGATAAAGACGGCAACCCGGTTGTAGATACCTATAACACAAAACGGGTTAAAGGGTTGGCGCCAGCCGTTGCAAGATATAATTATCTAGCCGGTAAAGTTGGCGCTGGTACTATTGATATGAATAACTTGAATTCTATTGCGGCACTTGATAAACCAGATTATAAATTTAGTAGTGCGCAAAACGGCCATATTGTACGTTACAACATGGGCGACGGTACTATTCAAGATATGGGTGGTTATGGCAAGGTTGAAACAAAACAATTTGCGAACGGTCAAGTTATCGTAATGACTCCGGACGGCCAAATGAAAAATATCGGTAATTTCGGGGCGAAAAACATTAAAGTTATGCCAGACGGTAAAACTTATATTGTTGGTACGGACGGCAGCATGAAGTATGTAGGTACTCACGTTAAACCGGCAACGGCTACACAATCCGGCACTAGCGGATATAATGCGCAAGTATTACGTACGTTATCCGCACAACATACCGCATGGGTTAAAGCTAACCCAGACAAAGCAGAAACAGAAAGCCCTTATTACGGGCAATTACAAAGTGCGTTAAGTGGTGCGCCTACTGCTGGCGGTGGTGGTGCTGCTGGAACGCCAACGGTTAAACGGCAACCGACTTATTCAAGCGAAGAACAAGCAGCGATTTCCAAGCGAATGAATGAACTTTCAGCGCAAGGCTGGAGTGATGATCAGATTGCAGCTGAACTTGATGCGGCCGGATACGGTCAATATAAATCGTGGTTAAAGTCTTATTAAATATAAAGGGGTAGACTATGGGTGCGTTTGATGATATTACAAGCCAATACGGCAAGGCAGCTGGGAACGGTAATGCCTTTGAAGATATAACAACCGAATACGGTTATGACGTAGGCAACGCGCCCAAGCCTACGTTTTGGGATAGCGTTAAAAATAATGCCGAATATGTTGCTAATGGCGTTAAAAACAATATTGAATGGATTGATAAAACCGGCAAAGAAATTAACGACAATGTAGGCAATACCTTAACCAACTGGAAAGATGATGTAGTAAACAAAGCAAATAATTTAGGTAATGAGTATTCTAAAAGTGCTGCCAATGCGATTGATGCTAATGGCGATAACTTTTCTAAATTTGATGATAATGGGGAGTTTATCGACGAATACGCTACGCCGGGGTTAGGTAAAGCGCACGTAGAAACCTATAATGCCGCAGTTGGTAAACCGGCTGGATATCTAGCAATTACCCCGTATGTTCCACCACCGGTGCGAATAGCTGCCGGAGTACTTGCCGCACCTACGATTGCAAGTGATACGGTTGATATGTATAACGCCAATGCAACCGCAGAAAACGAAGGAACGGCACCGGACGGAATTTTAGGGAATAAATATGTAGCTACGGCGAAAAATCTTATAGTAGACCCTGTGGCCGAGCCAGTAGAACGCTTGATTGACGACCCGGGGGAATTTGCCAAAAATATAGCCATGAACCCTACCAACTTATGGGGCGATGTATTTTTACCGGCGGCAATGGTACACGGTGCAACACCTAAAAAGGTAAGCGGTGCAATCGGTGAACGTGTAGGACGTGCAGCGGAACACATCAAAGAAAAGGCATCTAACGCCTTTGAAGATATTGGCGAACGTTTCACAAAAGATGCGCCAACAATGGAAGAAGGCGTAATGTATAACGCGTTTGATGATGTACCCGTACCAGAAGAACCTAAAACAGTAGAACCGCGCGAATATTCCGAAGGTGGTTTGAACGGTCAACCTATGGAAGGTGAAACCGGTAATATCCAAGCGGATATATATAACCGATATCGTCAGAATGGTTTAAGCGACGTTGAAGCGGCTGCCATGACTGGTAATATTGGCGCCGAAAGTAGTTTTAATACGACTGTTACAAGTGGCGACGGCTACGGTTCCCGTGGTTTGGTTCAATTTACAGGCGATAGATTGAACGGCGAAAACGGTTTATTGAAATTCGCAGAAAATCGTGGGTTAGATCCGTGGGATTGGAGAACGCAAGTAGATTTCAGCGTATGGGAATTGCATAATACTGAAAGCGCTGCACTTGAAGCAATGCGGGCGCGCCCAGATGCAACGCCGGCAGAAATGGCAAAAATCATACGTGAAACATACGAAAGACCAGACCCAGCAGTAGCAAACGATGCATTGCGTGCAGAAATTGCAGAAAATACCTTTAAAGGCAATTACGGAAAATATGAAAATGGGCCACGCGATAATACATCGTTTAAAGATAGTACGCTAGACACTAATTATCGAAACTATGAGCAACCATTCAAAGATGAGTTTATAGAAAACGAAAAACCAGTAAGCGGCGAAGAAACACATACCGATTTAAACAGTTTTGTAGAAAATACCGATAAAAAACAGGTTAAAAACGAAGATTTAGGTATAAACTATCAAGGCGAAGGCGAAACGGCCCGTACAGGCGAAATAAATGAATTTCAACCGAAAGACCGCATAAATACTGACTTTGTAGAGGGTGAAAAATCTAAAATTGAAGAAAAAGCACTTGAAAATGATGCAAGTACTCAATTTAGATATGAAGAAGATGCACCAAACGAAAGTTTACGAAATGCACTTGNTGCAGAAAATCGTGGGTTAGATCCATGGGATTGGAGAACGCAAGTCGATTTCAGCGTATGGGAATTGCATAATACTGAAAGCGCTGCACTTGAAGCGATGCGCGGGCGCCCAGATGCAACACCGGAAGAAATGGCCGTTATCATACGAAAAAATTATGAAAGACCAGACCCAGCAGTTGCACATGATGATGTTCGGGCGCAAATTGCTAAAGAAACATTCGACGGCAACTATGGTAAATATGAAAATAGGCCACGTGATAATACATCGTTTAAAGATAATACGCTAGACCCTAATTATCGAAACTATGAGCAACCATTCAAAGATGAGTTTATAGAAAACGAAAAATCTGTAAATGGTGAAGAACCACATACCGATTTAAACAGTTTTGTAGAAAATACCGATAAAAAACAGGTTAAAAACGAAGATTTAGGTATAAACTATCAAGGCGATGGCGAAACTGCCCGTACAGGCGAAATAAATGAATTTCAGCCGAAAGACCGCATAAATACTGACTTTGTAGAGGGTGAAAAACCTAGAATTGAAGAAAAAGCACTTGAAAACGATGCAAATGCTCAATTTAGGTATAAAGAAGATGCACCGAACGAAAGTTTACGAAATGCACTTGACGATTTACCGCAAAAAGCAAAAGAAACTATCATAAACGAATTAAAAAATGATGCATCTGAACCACGATATACCGAATTAGAAAATAAAGTAAATTCTAACACGGAAATATTGAAGGATTTAAACAAGGCAACAAAGCCGGATATTCCAAAAGCGGAACTTGATGCGGTTAAGGTTCGATTATCTGAAAGTCTAGATGTACCAGTTGAACGATTGAACAACGAATACATGGAAACGGTTCGCCGTGATCGTGCTGCCGAACTAATTGCAGATACGCAAGAATTGAAGTTGATGCAAGCAGAACCGGCAGAAGGTGGCGTGAGCAAATACGCGCAGCAACCTAGCCAGCTACTAGACAATGCAACGCATGAGCAAGTACACGAAGCTATGGTAAAAGCCTTTGACGGCAACGAAGCAATGGCGAATAGATACATGGAAAGTAAAGGCGTTAGACCTACGGAAGCACTACAATATAGCGCAATGGGTAAGGATACGCCGCATACTGGCATTGATGAAGTAGGGCGGTTAGGCCGAAGCGTAACGCGTAAAGAAATATTAGATGCAGTTAATAACTTATTTAATCAACGCGTTAAAAGTGGCCGTTTGGGCCGTGATAATGTGCGCGGCTGGTATAACACTAAAACCGATGTAATTCGTAGCGGTAATTATGGCGAAATCCCAACAATCATGCATGAGTTAGGCCATTATGTGGATAACTATTTTAATTTTAGTAAAGATGCACGATTTAATAACGAATTTAACGGCGTAATTCAAGACCGGTTCGGTAAAGCCTACAACAAATTAGGTATGGACGGCATACGCGGCGAAGGTTACGCAGAATTTTTCAAAGACTATGTAAGTGATCGAGCAAAAGCAAAACGGGAATTCCCAGAATTCTATAAGCACTTTACGGAAGCGATTGCAAAAGAACCGGAATTAAACGGTATTACAAATAAATTATCTCAACTGGTTCATGAATGGCACCGTCAAGGCGGCGCGGAACGTATCAAGGGTAGTATTTCATTTGAAAGCAAGGGGAAAGTTAGCCAAGCTATTGATGCGGTAAAACGTGGCGATGCTAAGGACGTAATCAAAAAAGCATTAAATGATGTATACACTAAAGCCATTGATGAATTGAACCCGTTGAAGGATTTAGTTGAGGAAGTCGAACGCCAAACAGGCGAAAAGATTGCCTTTGATGATAATCCATATATGCAAGCGTGGTTAGCGCGTGGCTGGGTAGGTAAAGCAGAAACGCTTATTGAACACGGCGCACCAGAACATGGTATTAAATCGTTAAAAGACATTTTGAAAGGTATAGGCGAAAAGGAACATAAAGAATTTTCCGCATATTTGGTGGCGTTGCATGATTTAGACTTGCACAAGAACAAACAAAAAGCAACGTTTGATTATACCGAAGATGCTGCCGTATTAGGTAAGCACGCCGGAAATGAACACTTTCAAAAGGCGGCAGTTGCAATATATAAATATCAAGATTACATGTTGCAAATGTTAGTTAAAGAAGGCATGTTGACGGCGAAAGCGTATCATACAATGCGCAAAATGTACCCGCATTATATTCCATTTTTCCGTGATATGTCAGATGCTGGCATGCAATCGTTTTTATCTGGCGGCAAGGGTTTTGTTGATGTATCTAGTCCGGTAAAACGTTTTAAAGGTAGTACGCGCGATATTATAGATCCGTTGGAAAGTATCGTAAAGAATACGTTCCAATTTTATAACGCAGTAGAACGCAATCACGTTGGGCGTACATTTGCAAAACTGGCCGATAAAAACGGCGTAGGGCAAATAGTGGAACGTGTAAACGGTAACAAAGCGGCAACAGATAATACATTTAATGTTTGGGAAAACGGCGAAAAAGTTACCTACGAAACAACGCCAGAACTTATCCAAACGATGCGTATGTTAGATAAAGACCAATCCAATATGGTTGCTAAAATCTTGTCATATCCGGCTAACTGGTTACGCGCTGGTGCAACATTATCACCGGAATTTATCTTGCGAAACCCTGTACGCGATATGATAGGCGCATCTATTTATTCCAAACATGGGTTTATTCCTGTAGTCGATACTTTTAAAGGGTTATCGCTATTCCTTAAAAAAGGTGATTTATACTGGGAATATATGAAATCTGGCGCAGCACACGCGGCAATGGTTTCACTAGACCGCGACTATTTAGGCGGCCAATTACGCGATATTATGAGCCGTGAAAGTAAGGTTACTAAGTTAATTAAAAACCCTATTGAAGTATTACGCGCTATGAGTGAAGCAACAGAAATGGCAACACGGTTGGCGGAATTCGATAATGCACGAAAGGGTTATACTGGGGTTGGTAATCGCCTATTCGGTAAAGATAGAAAGCCTTTAACTGCAAGAGAAGCGGCACTTGAAAGCCGTGATATTACGTTAGATTTCAGCCGTAGAGGTTCGCATACTAAAAAGGCAAATCAAGTTATAGCCTTCTTTAATGCTACAATTCAAGGCGCCGACAAAATGGCCCGTGCTTTTAAAGAAGACCCGCGCGGTATGACGGTTAAAACAATGTTATATATTACGTTACCAAGTGTTTTGCTATGGTACATGAATAAAGACGATGAACGATACCAAGAGTTGCCACAATGGGAAAAAGATACATTCTGGATAATTCCGGGCAAGGAAAATATGTATCGTATTCCTAAACCGTTTGAAGCTGGCGTGTTATTCGGTACATCGTTTGAACGTATGTTACAGTATTTTGACGATGCCAAAAACAACCGTAAAGGCGTAGGTTTTAAGGGGTTCGGTGATAGGGTAATAGATAGCCTTGCACCTAGTTTTATGCCTACGGCTATGATACCGGTTGTTGAAGCTATGACAAATTACTCTTTATTCAGACAACGCAATATTATTCCACAATCTCAAGAAAATTTACCGGCACGCCTACAATATGGAGCGAATACAAGCGAAGTAGCAAAATTCGTAGGCGATAAAATCAACGTTTCGCCGTATATTGTAGATAATACAATAAGAGGGTACGGCGGTGGCCTTGCTGGTTTAGGTTTAAGCGGTATTGATGCGGCATCTGGTGCAAAAGAAAATAATGCATCTAAAAAATGGTACGAAACGCCGGGGTTAAGAGGGTTTACCGCGGCACCTTATCAATCATCGAATAGCGTACAACGTGTATATGATGATTATAAGGAACAAGAAAAATTACATAATGAATTCAAACTAACGGGGCAACGGCCAGACGGATACGATGCCAAAGAATTCGCAAAACTCAAAAATGCAAGTGATAGCCTAAAAGGTTTAAACAAAGCATCTAAAGCGATCATTAATAATGAACGTATGAGCGGCGAACAAAAGAGGGAACAATTAGACAAAATCAATATGAGAAAAGCCAATATAGCGCGCAGCGTTTATGGTTTGGGTAAGGTTAAATAAGGGGCGCATAATGGAGTTTATTTTAAAGTTTTTTGTTGAGGGTTGGAACTCTTTAACAGATAGTTTTGTACTGAAAGCAATATTAAGCGGTGCGGCTGCCGTTGCTATATGGGTAATTGGAATTAAACACGTCCAGATTTTGGGCGTGTTTATTTTATTGGTATTCATCGACCTTTTCACTAAATGGGCGGCTATTGCCTATCAAATGTTAATTGATGAATACGGATACGATAAAGACCAAATGGCCGTATGGGAAAAGTACCGTGCAATACCGTTGGCGTTTGAAAAGGGCCTAATTTCCAGCCGATACATGCGAAAAGGGTTTGTATTTAAAATCCTAACATATGTAGCGGCTACAATGGCGGCCGTATTATTCGATGAAATGAGCGGGCAAAAACAATTTGCAGTATCGTTGGTTTGGTTATATTTGGGTTCCTGTGAATTTCTATCTATTATGGAAAACCTACGCGACGGCGGAAATGCTATGCTAGGTAAATTCCTTGATTTAATCCGAACAAAAATTGAAAACAAGGTGAAATTATAAGGGGGGTACCATGAGAGGTATAGACGTAAGCGAAAATAACGGCGTAGTTGACTGGGGCGCGGTCAAGGCTAATGGGTTTGATTTCGCGATCATTCGCATCGGTTATGGCCGTGGTAATTTAGATAGTGAATTCTATAACAATATTAATGGTGCTATTAATGCTGGTTTGGCAGTTGGCGTATACCATTATTCCTATGCTATGAACGAAGAACACGCAGCAGAAGAAGCGGAATTCGTTTTAAATACACTTAATGATGCCGGCTTAACTGTGGATAAGTTGCCAATGGGCGTATGGTTCGATATGGAAGATGCTGACGACTACAAAGCAGAACGTGGTATGCCAAGCGATCAACAATTAACAAATATTTGTAGCGTGTTCATTAATAAGTTATGGCAAGCTGGGTACGTAAATACCGGCCTATATGCTAGTTATGACTGGCTTGTAAATGTATTAGATATTAGCCAGTTGGGCGGGTGCGCTATTTGGTGCGCACAATTAAATAGTCAATGCGATTATGAAGGCGCTAATTTGTGGCAATATACATTTACTGAAAACATTGAAGGTAAGGAATTTGATGCGGATTTAGTATTGAATTGGCCTATCTAACGGGGGTATTGTATGGATACTATCAAGCAATTCATAAAGGCGTATTTGCCAGTCATAACCGTGGCATTGCTTATGCTGCTGGTGGTAGTTGCTGGCTTATTCGCCTATAACGTAATGCATACCAAAAAGCTACAAGAACCGGTTATTATCAATCAGACCGTGGCGAAGAACCCTGTTAAATTAGGGGAAGCGCTTAACGTATCACCAAATGTAGCGAAGGAAGTTATTGCATACAAGGAAACGGCACAACCAGTAGTTACCTATTACACGCAAGCGCCAACGCTACATGATGCGGCAGTAGTTACGAAAAACGCTATTAAAGAAAAATCGCCTACTATTCCAAAGGAAGCCACGGCAAAAAGCGATAGAACGGCCGTAGTAGAAAATACCGATGAACAAAAGATTGATGTATATAAGATTAATCTTAACAAAGTGCATCGTGTAATGGGTGGCGTTACAGTACTGGAAACTGGTAAGATATACGAAACGGTAGGTTATCAAGCTGGCGACTTTCAAGGCCTAGCGCATTTTGACGGTAAGCATTTCAAAGGGGCCAGCGCACTTTATACATTTGCGAAATGGTAGGTGATCCGATTATCTCCGAGTTGCACGGATTGCAACAGTAAACTATTAGTTGACAGTTGGAAAGGAAATATTATGAAAACATTTACATTTGAAGGCAAAACTCATATGTTCGCGGAAGAAGTAAACCCAAAGAAAGACGGTTTATATACCGCAACACTAACAGACCATAACAACGTACGTTGTGAAATGTGGTTCGTAAACGGCGAATTGAAACGCCTTGTTGAATTAGACTAATAATAAAGGGGTACCATAGCGGTACCCCTCTTTTTTGTTTTTGACGGCAAAAATACGGCAAAAATTTCATAATAAACTATATAATTTTGTGGATATAAATTCTTAAAAATTATTTTGGCCAATTAGTTAAAAACTACAATATGCT